TAGTCTTGCCTCTATTTAAGTATAAAGCATGCCAATAGCTAGCACCTTCTTTGATAATCTTTGCTCTACGAGTTTCTCCTTTCCATTTAGGATAGAAGTCATCAGGTATGCAAGCGTTAAAAGTTAAAGGATCCATGTCTTCTAACTCGATTATAGGAAGACTTTCCTCTAAAGGCACTGTACCGTATAGGCGTAACCACATAGCATCAAGAACTTCTCGCACTTTAGGAGCAGGGATGTTCTCCTCTACTACATCTACAGTACCGGGTTCTAAAAGCTCAGCATGGATAAGAGTACCTATCTCAAAAGCTTTAGAATCTATAGAAGGCAACTTACCATCAAGGAATTTCCTAAACAATCTAGGGTTACCTCCCGATAAAGGATCTATATACGCAAGTGAGCTATTACTAATAGCTTCTATATCAAAATAATTCATATTGATCTGGGTCTTTAGGTTCTGTACCGTGTTCAAAATCTACATAGGCATATCTGCTCATATCAAAGTATCTTCCTTCAGCTGCATCCCAAACAAGGTCTACTTCTTCTTCCTCTTCTTGTTCCCATTTATCGTTAAATAACTGGCTCATAGGAGTAGCTCTTTCTACAGGAACTTCTCTATAAGTATTAAAGTCAGAATAGTAATTACCTGAGTCTTCAACTCTGTCGTGGAAATATAGCTCAGCTTCAGCAGTAAGACCGTTGTCTAGAAAGATTGTAGTAGGAGAACGCTTATAAGAGTCTGGGTGTCCTTCTAAGCTATCTACTCTAGCAAGGGTTTCCTTATCTAAAGCATAAAGCTCTACAGTTATTCTATGACCGCCTTGGTTGGCTTCAGGTCTTACGAATGGGATGCCTCTGCAGATCATCTTATATTCGTTAGCTGTAGTACCTTCTCCTAGAAACATAGCGTTACGTATTAGATGATGGTTATGATGCCCTCGTCTAAGCGTACCGTAAACAGCGATGATAGTGCGATTGCCTAGTACGTTATCCTTACTATACCACACTCCATCTTGTCTATGCCATAAGCCTACTTTGTTTACGTATAACTTATCTTTCTTGGTCTTCCTGATATAGGCAAACCTAGAGTCGGTAAGAGACAGTATACTCTTCCAAGATTGCCAAGGAGTTTGACCTAGAGTTTCTGCTATGAATCTTGTATCAGATTTATCTTTGTCCCACTTCAGGGGTACTTGAACAGTTCCGTTATGGAATAGCGTATTGTGTTCGTCTATTCTTGCAGGGTGAACATTCTCTAAGTTAGTTTTCCCAACAGTAGTTAGTCTAGCGTGAGCCACATAAGGTCTCTCTGACATAAGTAACTCATAAGCATAGGCAAGGTCCATAGTTTTATGGATCTCACCTGTATCTAAGAGTTGTATCCCAAATCCATGGGGGTTTAAACATAGCGCCTTTAACGCTATCTGAGAGTCAAGCTTCTGTGTTGCTCTCTTCACAATTATCACACACATCTAATGTTAGTTGTTGAGGGTTATTATAAACGGGTTCAGGTTGTACTTCCATCCTACGGGTTACACTAATAGGTATTTTAGTACGTATTCTACTGTATGCTTTCCAAGTCAGCTCTTCTTTTTGATAAGCTTTATGGTAAGCATGAGTTAGCATTATCTTTTCCCCGTATTTCTTTTTATATATCAGGTGAATATGCTTAGCTAAAGGACAGCTCATGTCTAACAAACTTTGGTAGACAGCTTGGTATCCTTTATCAACATCTATCTTAAAAAGTATCCTTAGTAGTTTTACTCTCCAGGTAAGTTGTTTAACTGTTTTAATACCTGCGAAGAGACGGATTTCCATCTTATCTGCTGAGATATTTATAGCATTATACCTTTGTCGAAAGTCATCCTTATTGTAGAACTGTGAATACCCTGACGTCTTTGCGCGTTTAGGGTATAAAGCATACAATAAAGGAAGTATCTGTGCTGCTTTTTCTCCGTAGTCTTCAGGTGTCCAGTCTTTTACAGATATAGTTATATGTCCTCCACATCTAAAAGTTGTGTCAGAATGCATAAGAAAACTTAAAACAGGATCTCTTAAATGATCTAAATATTTATCATCGTTTAAGTTATATATAGGGCTGATAAGTTCAAAGCCATTATACCCTAATGATCCATCTCTTTCTGCACGAAAATCATAAGGAAGCAATTCAGACTGATAGCCTTGGTAAGCTTCCGCAACTTTCTTCCCCTTATAATCTTCTTTCTCTGCTTCGTATCCAAAGCGAATTTGAGCATTCTTACTAGTAGCCCATACAGGTGTACCAGAATGGTACCCATATAGACTACCTTCTCCTTCGCCATAAGGTGAAGAGTCTAAAAGGTCATCGTATACCTCTTCTCTAGTAAAGTCACTCATGGCTCGTTATAGTATTTATTACATATAATCTACCACAAGTTGTACACTCTATTCTATCATGTTCAACACGTTCTAGTGCTTCATCTTGACAGAACATACAGGTAAGCCCTGTTATAGCTTTACGAGTTATTTGCGTAGCCGAATCTATACCACGACAAATCTCATCGTGGTAGTAACTTTTAATTTTACTCATTACATAGAATATAAATGAGCGGGATCTGGTATATCCAACTCTATTTTTTCCGCTGCCCATTGACGGATATTGTCTATGTAGTTTTTAAACTCTTTGGTAGACATATCTGTAGTAGACATTGTGGAAGAACCAATAACTGATTGGGTTTCAGGGAGGTATATCTCTTGTCGGGCAAACGTAGCCTTCATAGATTCGTGTACCACCTCACGGGTTAGATTACCTGCAGAACCTCCGAAATCTGTAGCTTGGTAGCCTGAATCGATAAGTTGATTGGTAATCATATATAGCAATGTACCCCAGTAGTATCTATTTTGTGGGGTTGACCGTAGTCTAACGGATTGGATTTTTATCTCAATGTCATGTCCTTCTAAATCTCTTAACTCATTGTGGTATAGTATCTCTTCATAGGGTACTACTACACCGTCTTTTACTTTTGCTGTAACATGTATCATTCATAAAATATGTTATGTTTACGCTCGTCTTTGTAAATACTAAAGACTAGCTTTCTCTCTTCTGTTGTTTCTACAGGATAGTATTCCATAGAAGCAGCTCTTGAGACGTACTTGATATTATCGTCAGGTAAGATTCCCTCTTGTACTAAGAGGTCTTGAAATACCTTAGTGTATATCCATTTATTATCTAAATCCCAATTAGCAGGGCCGGGCACATCATAATAGTGACAGTCAATGCATACAGGGAATTCAGTTATAGGCTTAATACCTTTTAAGAAAGGTCTAAAAAAGTCTTTAATAGCGTTGACTACTTTGACTCTTATGATAGGACTACCTACTCCAGCGTAGAACTCTTGTCCGTTTATCTTTTTATACTTAGGAGTACCAACGGATCGAATATTCTTTATAATCGGCTCACCACCTCTATAGGTTAATCGGCCCTTCTTGTCGAAGATAAACGAAGGTTTACAGTACTTTTGAGGTAACTTGTCCTTCTGCTTGTAGTAAGTTGGACGACGCTTGTTGCTCATCTTTACCTTTAAGATAAACTCCGGGATAACCACCTTTATTAATGTGTTCATCTACGCAATCTACAATCTCTTTGGTAAAAGTATACCCTATAGCCTCGACTAAATCAGAGATGTCTTTACCAGCAAAGGGTTGCGAGCCAAATCTTCCATCGGTTAAAAAACATGGATGTATTCCATATTTCTTACGCATATAGTTAGCCATAGTTACGCCCGCCCGGTCAAAATCATACAAGCTTACAAGCTTTATAGACTTCTTACGTAGGTTGTTAATCCATTCTTCATCAGGGTATACTGTTTCACTTTGAGGAGCAACAGCAGTGTATCCCATTTGATATAGAACCATGACATCTTTCATACTTTTAGTTATGATGGTGCCTTTACTATAGTCTCTAGGTATTTGTTCTCCTTGTACGACTGAACAGTTGCACATGAATCTGTTTAGTTTACGTTTCGGGAAGTATATCTTATATCTTCCTTCTCCGTAACAGTATGCATATGCAGGGTCACCCTTCTTGTAGTTGTATATAATCTTCCCATTAAGCCATAGTAAGGTTATAGGATAAGTTTTAAAGTACAACAAGGTATTCTTTTTGAGTCCATATTTCTGCCAGTAGTCCCGATCTTCATCATTGAATGGTCGCTTCTTAATCTGGATAGTTGTTTCCTTACGCTTTATATCTACGAGGTGAGGGTAGTTTTTTCTCTCTACCCTCACTCCTTCGATTAGATTTAAGTCACTCGCTATTAACTCTAGGGCTTCGTGAAAGGAACATGTGTATAGGTGCATTACAACCTTAAAACATCCTCCCGCAAAGAACCCAGCGAAATCCTTAAAGATTAGCGTACCCTCTTTGGTATAGAAAAATCCACACGTAGGGTTATTATCTTTCCTTAAAGGAGATAAGAACCTAGTGTTGAGCTTAATAGGGACACCTAAGTATCTCTCCATTATCTGCTCTTGGGGGTATAGTCCCAGGATATATTCTGCCGTGAGGTCAGGCTTCATCTGATACATACTACCAAGGCACTTCTTCGGTAGTATCTCCACTTACAGGGGCAACAGCTTTCTCCATGAATATATCATCAGAAGAATCAGGAGTTGGCGCCTCTACAATATCCCACTTAGGATCTATAACAATCTTATTAGGCTGACTCATAGGTTGCATAAACGCTTTAAAGGCACGCTTAGGGAACGTAGTATACTGACTGTTCTTTTTGTATACAGTCTTAATACGTACTGGAGTATCTCTATGATTTTCTCCTAGTAGTTTAATTACTCCGTCAGCAAACTCTGCAAAGCTACTTGCTTTGAATACGCATTTATCTTTAGGGATAAAGCATCCAAGTATATGCTTGATACGCTCACCTTGTGCTTCAAACTCTGTCTTTGCAAACGATTCAGCTTCTGCCTTAGGCTTACCCCATCCTGTAGCTAGTTCTACTAGGCGAGCAAAGTCTATCGGAAACTCTATGTGAGTAAAAGTTGAACCTGCTCCATCAGAGAAAAGGAACTTAAGTACTTGATCGCCAGAGCCATCAGCTTTTAAGGGTTCGTATAAGACATCGTTAAGGTTTACATTTTCTGTTATACCTGCTGGTATACGAGCACCTCCACCTTCAGAGGTATTTTCATCAAATCCGTACATGTGATTTACTTTTTAATTTCTGGATAAATAACGTCCCAATCTAATTCTTCAAACTTACCAACAAGGTGAGGGACTCGGCACCCTGCGTCAGTATTAACACCCGTTCTGAAGTCTACCTTAATGGCATCTTCTTCTCTAGTTAACCTACCTACAGCATCCATAATAGAACACAGCTGTGTCTTAAGTTTGCCTGTTAGGTTAACCTTTTCTACTTGCACCTCGTCTTCATTGTGCCCATCTTTCTGGTGCCCTATGATGATAAGATGTTTTGAAGCTTTTCCAAACTGTTCTAAGATAGCTATAACTTGTGAGCGCATCATAGACCAACCTTTCCCGTGAGAGAGGTCTCCGATATGAGGCACTGCATTAGAGCGGCATATCGCATCTCCTACCCAGTTCTCTATATGATCTATAGTATCGAGTATAACAAAGTCATGCTTATCAGGATTCTCTTGCAGATAAGTCAAGGATTCCTTTAGCTTAGGTAAGCCGTCTACTACTATAGCAGTAGCGCCATCACAATAAGAAGTACCGCCTACTAGCTCTTCACCATAATTTCCCTTGACTTCGGTATCGATAATCAGGTGCTTAGGTAGTCGTGCTACAGAGGTAGTCTTACCAATTTTAGGTTTCCCGTAAAGGAAAAGCCTATGGGGAGAGAGTGCTCCTTTCACTTTTTTAGGTTTTATCATAGTTAAATAATGAATTCATGTTATAGTCCATAAGGATTACTTCTTCTAGCGGAGGTAGTATCTCCATCCCAGTCATCGAAGGTACCGTGTCGTAGGTTATTCTTTAATAGGGTTACACCTGCTTGACCGTGGCGGTTCTTTAAACAATGCAAGGCTACAAGGTCTCTAGTAGGAAGGTTCTTCCTTCCATAAGACTCAAGCCCAAGCAATTGAGGTTGGTGTATTACGAGTACTACATCTGCGGCATGATACAGCTGTTTACTTCCGTGTATGTCAGTCTTAAGCGGGTAGTGTAGGTTAGGGCAATCAGGATCTCTCCTTTTCTCTCCTTCTATCTTATCATTAAGTTGACTTACTAGTATAACAAGTGCTCCAAATTTCTTACGAATCTGAATGCATAGCTTGCCAAACTCAGCTAACGTTTGTATCTCGCTTTCACCTGCCATCTGAGATACTAATAGCGTATGGTCTAAACAGATTATATATTTACAATCAGGGTGATCGTCTACAAATTGTTTAACCGTCATCGCTATCTCTATCCTAGTACCGGGTTGCTCAACGAAGTATATAGAAGGCTCATCTATTTGCTTAAGCCTATCTGTTACCATAGTACGTTGAACATCGTTTAAAGCTACGTCAGCCTTAAGCATCCTATCTAAAGGCACTTCAGCTAAAGAGCTAAGTCTACGCATAAGCTCCATCTCAGCACTCATCTCAAAAGAAAAGTGAAGGATTTTTACAGGCTTATCTAAGTTGTTGTACATGGGAGAGGTAAAGTCTCGGAGTAGATTGTTTAGAAACATACTCTTACCGTGACCTGACGCCCCGCCAAGGACGTATACCATACCAAACTGCAAGCCGCCTAGTAGCATAGTATTTACTCTATCCCAGCGTGTTCTCATCACTGGAATCTTCCCGTCCATATAAGCGCCTATAGTACCCTGTGCTTCGGATACTACTTGTGCCATAGGGACTATCTCTAACTTAGACGATTGATTCATGAGGTAAATCTCCTTGCGGTAGGTTTTCCATGATCTGCCATATATCTGCGAATGCTTCAGACTGTAGCCATTTATCTATACGTACAGATATTAGTCTTTTCTGGACAGCAAACTCTAATGCGTCCATTACGCGACTATGACTATGCACAGCGCCGATATGTTTATGGTACCATTTAAGCAGCTCAGGCTTGTTTACTCCCTTAGCAGGTATCTTCTTACCATTAATAGTTATAAAGGGCGGGTATGCCTTCCAAAACTCTTCAGCGTCTATGATAGAGGCTGTGTAGAAAACTTCACTAAACTTAGGGGTGACCTCATAGAAGTCTGCAAACTGACTGTCGCTGCCAGGATTTGTATTTATAACTAGGTCTTTGTCTTCTAAATCTTGTAGATCTTCTACAGGAAAGAAGTACCCTTCACCAGTTATCTTATAAAGAAGGTCGTATCTCTTCTCATATATAAGCTGTAAGAAAAACACCTGCATAGGGCTGATGTTTAATTTAACTATTATATCTACGTACTTATCTAGAGGATAAACCATTACTTTATGTTGCTTTGTGCTTTTCTCACCTCGTCTATAGAGGCGGCAATATAAGGTATAGCAACATTAGTAGAGAACTCTTCCTCAAGGGCGAGTTGAAATTCCCATGGTTCATCATCTAGAGTACGTATGCCGAGTGATACAAGTAACAGTATCTCAGTGTATAGAGAGGCTGCATTTATCTTGTAACTCTTTGACGCTGTGAATCCACTGTATGTTTGCGGATTTTGATTGTCTTTTCTTAAGCCATTTTTCATCTTGTGTATCTTTAAGATATAAATTAACAATAGCTCCTGTCTTCCCTTCCTTAAAGCGGATAGCTCGACCAGTCCTTTGCAGGTCCTGTCTAGGCGTGGAAGTGCCGGAGCAGATTATTGCCAGTTTTATCCCATCAACATCGAACCCCTCGTCCAATGCCCGTGCTGTGTGTATAACACGAGTATCAGTTCTGTCGTCGCTGAATCGGTCTAGTACGTTTTGACGAGCGTACTTAGACATTTTTGAGTGATATGCTTCTCCCCAAGGCTGGGTTTCTTTACACAAACCTTTAGCGAAGTCAACGCTTTCACTGAAGGTTATAGTATGCACATCAAAGATTTCGATTATCTCTTTAGCTGCTTCTTTCTTTGTAACACTCTTATAGATGAGCTGTTTACGTTTTTGCATAGCGGCATTGAATCCGCGAGCAGCATTAAGAACTTGATCTTCGTTCCATCCCGCTAAGTTTCTAGTGAATACTTGACGATAAGAAAAATCTTTTAAGCATTTCATAGCTATATGAAAGCGGAAGTTAAATACAGCAAAGTGCTTGTAGTAGTTATCCGTTATGCTTTTGTATAGCTTATCTTCGGCTTCGTTCATACTTAAGCCTAAGTTAAACACTTGAAACTGTGATACGTAACCGTTATCAACAGCTTCTCTGAGAGTAATGGTATCTATGACAGGCGCATGTTGCTCTATGATATAGTGCCTAGCGTCCTCTCTTTCTAAGGTTGCAGTCAATCCTAAGATATACCGATAATCAGTACGCTCAAAGATAGTCCCAAATATATCAGATGTATAGTTATGTATCTCATCTAATATTAACAAATCACATGTATGTTTTCTTTTAACAGCGGAATTAATGACACCCACTTTACAGTTAGTAATACCTAAGTTTTTAATCCCTTCTTCCCACTGATTTTTCAAGTTGAGAGTCGGGACTATTACAATACTGGTAGATGCAGGAGACTTAATGTTCATATCTTTTAGAACTAAGAGAGCGACATAGGTCTTACCAAAGCCTGTAACAGCTTCTAGAGTACCTTTACGCCCTGCTTTAGTCCATCGCTGTATGACTAGCTCCTGTCTTGCTAGCCTTTTCGCGTCTACTTTCACAGTTCAGCTTGAAAATAGCATGAATCACCAGTTTCTTTGATATAGTCACGGATCTTTTTGCCTAATTGAAGGTCAGCCCAATCTTTCATATCTTTCGCTGTGATTCCTCTGACTGTTAAATCTTTATCGCGGTATCCGTTTAATTCTTCAAACATCTTATCTATAAGTGCTATACCAGGAAGAGATTCTATATTTTTAATCTCTTCTTCTACTTCCTCAAGGCTATCTTCAGGAACTACATAATTAATATAGCCTGAACCTGAATCATATGCTCCAAACCTTTCTGCAGCATCACTAGATTGTACGGCAAACATAAATTTTCCTTCAATGTCGCCACTATAATATCTTCCCATTTTATATTTCTTTTAATTCTTTTATTGTATTAGTTTTTGTAATGCCATGGCTTGCTTACTTAATAAAACTATAGTTGTAGGTATGTGCTTTTTGTGATCAGCTAATTGATTTATTATATTTAACATTTGAGGAACTTTAGATATAATTAAAGAAGTTTGCGCTCCTTTTTCTTTACCCCCATAAACCTCACACACATTGTTGTAAGAAGCTTTTTCTCTTATGTAGAACTTCGTTGTTGGTCTTGATCGTGAATAAAGACGACCGTTATGTATTTCCCACTCTTGTAACTCAATGTTTGACTTTGTTAGTTCTTTCTTTAAGAGTTTAATTGTATTCTCCGCTTCTTTTAGTTTAGTGTTTATTTCTAAATAATCCATTGTAGTAAGGTTTATTTTATATTTCTTTTAATTCTTTTAATTTAACTCTATCCCACCTAGCATTGTTATTCTTATGGGTATTAGCTTTTTTACACCTCCCGCACCGATTAGTTTGAAACAAAGTAGCATCGGCACAGTAGTGACAATACTTAATCTTTGCCATCTTATTGATTATTATCTACGCCGTAAAGCATATCAGACGCATCATCTTCAGAGTCTTCTATCTTTACTTTATTAGTTATAATTAATTCTAACGCACCTACAGCATCTGTTAATAGTTTGCTGAGGTTTTCTTCTTCTATCGGGACACTGAGAAGAGGCTCAAGCTGCTTTACAGTACCATTGATATGGAACCTTAGCTTATGCTTGAACTTACTCTCTCCTTGTGTCTCATCTAATAGCTCTAATAGAAGCATAGAGGTAACAAATATCTTAAGGTCTAAGTTATCCATTGATTAGATTGATGATAGTGTTAATTTATATGGTAGCCTCTAGCAGAAGCTATCATTTCTGTGAGTTCGCTATACTTTTTAGTATATTGAGCAGCAGGGGTACGTTTCATAGCTTGAGTGCAGTTATTGTAGAAGTCCCATACGGTTCCACCTACTAACTGACCATCTTCATCGATAGACATCCTGAAGTTAACAGAAGTATGTATCTCTCTCTTAAGGTCGGTTAACATATTAGGAGAGAGTATTCCTTTGAAGTATAGTTGCCCAGCTAGAGCAGCTATCTTATTAGAATGAATTCTATCGTGTTTAGCGTATGCATAGAATCCGTCTAACTTTTTCATAGTTTCGTCTAGAGTTTCTAGCTGACTATCTACGGCTACTACTATATCTTCCCAGATATTAGAGTGATGCTTACGTTTAAAGTTGCATTCACTACCCCAAAACATCCCGTTACTACATACCGCTACAGTAGCTCCTGAAGCGATATTTATACTACGAGATTTATCGTATGAATTGAGTACCGCTATGGTT